TCATAGCTTTGTGATCTCCTAGTTGTGGGGACGACGGGATTGTTCCCGCTCGGATGACGTTTTCTGCTGAAATGAAAAGGGGGAGGAGAGAGGGTCATCTCCTCAACTCCTCCCCCAAGGGGTGCCACATCCTTGTGGCCCGCTAGTCCCGAGGATTAGTCGAGGTCAGCGGTTTCGTTCGTGTAGTTGTACGAGTCGCTACCCGAGAACTCGCCCGGGGTGATCGGCAGGCCGCTGTACTCAATCAGCACATCGATGAAGCCGTCCGAGGTGATAGCGCCGTTGGCGGTCGTGGTCACTTCGTACACCAGATCAACGGTGCCGGTGATGACACCCGAGTTAGCGAACTCGTTGTCCAGAGCCGACTGGCCCGCGACGTAGGTAGCAACACCGCCCGCCTGAAGCGGAACCGCGTTGAGGGTGACGAAGTAGTCCGTGTCATCGCCAGCAGAGGTGCCAGCAATATACGGATTACTGGTTGCGTTGTACGGCTTGCTCGGGTCGCGAACAGCCCGCTCGTAGCCAAGCTGCGCCACCAAGGCCGGGGAACCGCCACCGTCCAGATCAGTAGCCCGAACCGTGATGCGGTGGATCGGCACTTGTGAGGCGATGCGGGCGATGCGGATGAAATCACCATCCGTGAGGCGAGTACCAGAGGGCAGCTTGACTCGGGCGGAAGTGGTGCCAAGGCCCTGACTGTTACCCTGAATCGGCAGCGCGCCGTCCAGCATCAGGTTGGAAATAAAGATTGCCATTTGTGTGTTCCTCCTTTAGAGATTAGTTGGGATTAGACCGAGCACGCGGCTTCGATGCGGACACCCCAACGCTCGTTCAGGCGGGTCACGGCGTACCAGAACACGTACGAGGCAAAACCACGCTCGCCGGTCGGGTCGTCCTTGGTGGCCTTACCAGCCGGCTCAACCGTCACCTTGACGTTGCCAGCACCGCTCAGGTTGGTGATACCAAAGAAGTTCTGAGCCATGACCACAACCGGGTACACGTCCAGAGCCACGCCATCACGCGAACGCTCGGTAGCGGTAGCGGTGTTACCAGCGCCCCAGAACGGCTCAAGGTGCGGGGTCAGGCAGAAACGGATGCCTTCGCACGAACCAACCTCGTACGTGTTCAGGGTGGAACCCGAACCGTAGCGGTGGCTCTCAACGAACTTGTCCATGTCACGCAGGTCGCCGTCCAGATCGCGGTGGCCCACACCCACAAAGCTCGGCTGGACCGGCTCGGTGGCCTGACCCGTCGAGGCATTCAGCTTTGAGGTCAGGAACATACCGTGGTTGTTGCTCAGGACGTTGGTGGCCTTACGGACTTCCGCGAGGGTGATAACGTCGTCAACCGTAGCGCGGCTGGTAGCCGTACCTGCGTACGTGACCTGAGTACCGCCACGGATGGCTTCCCAAGTCAGCAGTTCCTTCTGAGTCGCAGCACGCTTGACCAGCTCTTCGGTCATGTCGGACAGCTTGACATCCGAGTGAAGCTGCTGGAAGTGGTCGGTGATCTGAACGTACGCACCAAACTTACGGATGCGGTTCGAGGTGTTTTCCTTCTGGAAGTTCAGCGGGGTCGGGGTCTGGCCCTCAACCATCGCATCGGTCGGGACATCGAACGGCACGAAGCGCTGCCACACGATGTTCTCGCCCTTGTTCTTCGGGAGGTCGGTACGACTACCCAGCTTTTCCAGCATGAGCCAAGGCTGGGCATTGACCAGCGCCTTGGGGACGGCATAAAGATCGACGCGCTGCTGGAGCGAGGCGCTACCGTACTGAATAAAACCCTGATTCGACATTTGGATGAATCCTCCGTGATTCGATTAAAGATGGACTGATCGGGCGGGTTACTTGAGTCCGCCCTTCTCAGCTAGTGCGTAAGCCCTTTCCATGATCTTCATGTACTCGGGAGAATCAGGGTCAAGGCCAGCGGCGCTCTGGATGAGTTCTTCAATGGTGTTACCCCCTCGACCCGCCGGAGGCGGACTCGATTTGACCGGGGCTGCTGCCGTGGAGGAAACCATCTTCGATTGACGGTTGGCTTGAACCTGAGCCGCCCGAGGATCAACCTCGGACTGGGCACTCTTGGGTGGTTCGTTATTGGGACTAGGCTGAGTGTACCCGTGAGCCGCGTTGTACCGTTCCGCCCACGGGACATACAATCGCATGAGCGCCTCGTAGGCGTCGGCACTAGGCTCGTTGGCAGCAGCTTGGAACTGGGGCGGAAGAGTCGTAAGGAACTCTTGCCAAGGACTCCAGCCTCGCTGGTCAACATAGTCGATGACTTGAAGAGCACCCGGCACTCGCCGCTCAAGTTCGTACCGCTCCCGCTCAATCGTCAGTTCGGCCTTCTGCTGCTCGAACTCGCGCTTGAAGTCTAGAATGGAGGGGTCAATAACTGGCTGAGTGGGAGTTGCTCGGTTAGCAATCTCTTCAAGGAAAGCGTCTCGAAGCGTCTTCAGAGAGGTTGCCAACTCTGGATCGGTGCGTTCGAGATTTCCAATCTGCTCGTTTAGCGCCTTGAGCTTGGCGTTGTCCGAGTTGACCTGAGCGGGGGTGCGGTTGTCCGACGCGGGCGGGTTAGCCGGGGTGGACGCTAGCTTGTGCTCAAGCTGTTCACGAGCCTTGCGCTCGTTCTCGTACTTCTCTTTGTAAGCGGTGATCCGCCCGATGTCACTCTTGTACTTCTGCTCGTGGTACTCTCGCGCTTTGCGCTCTTGGTCAAGACGCTGGAGAACTAGGTCGCGTACTTTCGGGTCAAGAGAAGCGAGCCAGTCTTCCGTCTCCGAAGTACCGCCTTCCTTGGCGGGTTCTTCCGTAACTGAAGTCGCTTGCTCGGTCGGTTTGGCCTCTTCAGTCTGGGGCGGGGGGGTTTCCTCGGCCTCGGGTTCTGCGGGCTTCTTGCCGAACAAGGCGTTGATCTCGTTCTCGACAGTGGCGATCTTGTCTTTGTCACCACTCTCTAGGGCTTCGATGTAACGGGCTTGTAGCTCTTCGTTAGGATCAGCCTCTAGTTGGTCCGAATTGTACACCTGATCTTCTGAAGTGTCAACAGTTGTGTCTTGACTCATCTTGGTAATCTCCTATTTAGGTCGGCCTCTTGGGGCGGACGGATAGCGGGTTAAATGTCGCTGATGTGTTTCAGCAGTTCAGAGCAAAGAAGGATACGACCCCGCATCTTGTCGGATTCCTTTTCGTCCGTGGCCCGAATAAGACCTTGGACAGCTTTGGTGTGTTTATCGAGGATGAGAGCCTCCAGCCATTGAAGACTGGAGGACTCTTTATCCACGAAGAAGGTAGCGTTTTCTACTCTCTTCTCGGCCATTTGTTAAATACCTGATCCGGTGGCAGCTTTGAGTTTCATCTCCTCAACAGCCAATAGCCTGTCTTGAGCCTGTGCGTTCTGCCTCATACCCTCAAGGAACTTGTCGGCGTTGATGGTAGCTTGAGACTTCTGCATGTCTGCATAAATCTCTGCCCGCTTGTGCTCATCGCGCATAGCAAGCTCAGCCATCTTCGCTTGGAGTTCAAGCTGGGCCTGAGTGACACGGGCCTGAGCGTCGAACTTACGGGCTTCAATTTGCTCAAGCTGTACCAGCTCTTCAAGCCGGAGTTGTTCAGCCTGCTTGGTACTCTCAAACTGGAACTTCTCCCGCTCAAAGGCAAGGCGCTCGCGTTCCATTTGGACACGATTGTTTTCAATCTCCAGCTTGACCATATTCGGGTCAGGCGGCTGGGGCTGCTGGGCCTTCTGTTCTTGGACTTGAGCGTACTCTTGGGGGGTGCGAACAATGCCCACATCCGGCAATCGCATCATGGCAAGGCGAGCCTCGGTCAGTTTGTCAGTGTTGATCCAGTCAGCCATAAGAGGATTCTGGCCTGCTTCAATCGACAGCTTCTCAAGGTTGTTGACTTGCATTTGCTTGTTGCGAAGCTCGGTCGAGGATCGGACATCCACCTCGAAGTCAAAGCCTTGGAACTCAGGACGAAGGTTGTACTGGATGTTCCAATGGTACATACGGTCAATGAGGATTTGGGTGACGTTATCATCCCAGTCCACGTTGAGCATGTCCGTGACAATCGTGGCTTGCTGTTGCATGATGGCGAGGCCGGTGGCGGAATCAGCACCCGCTTGGGGAGCCGCCATACCTGCCGCAATAGCATTGATCCCAGACTCTTCCATCGCCCATTGTTGGGCCATACCAAGAAGAGGACTCAGATTGCCTGAGACGTTGGGGATGATGTACGACTTGAACGCTTGGTCGATGTTCTGGAGAGTCGAATCGGTAGACTCCCAAATCTTGTGAGGCTGGATTTCCCAGACGTTGTTAACCGGCTTGATGTACTCTCGGTTAATGACGATCTGAGGACCACCGGACACTGCCGCGTTATCCAGCAGCATGTGAAGGGTAGCCGTGTGGATGCGCTGGGCATCCTCCATCTCAAGGGGAAGACCAAACCCGAACGGGGAGTTGGGGTCTTTCAACCAGACCGACGCCATGTACGGTAGCTGGTAAGCCCCGTCAATGACCTCCAGAGAGGCTCGGATGACCTTGCCCATACACACCCACACCTCACCGATGTAAGTCTCGTCTAGGCTCTCGTAGGAGGGCTCTAGGCCGAGCATCTTGGCTTGGTCTATTGAGATAGGGCCGTGGTATTCAAGGACGGCGTACTTGTTCTTGAGGTAGTACTAGCCCGAATCGGTGAGTGCCGTGACATCGTTGAAGTATTCCTCGTTGTACTCTTGAGGACCAAGCTTCAACAGGCTGAGGATCACGTCATCCATGAACCCTTCGGACATAGCCAGCTTACGAAGCTGGGTTTTGTTCATCGGGTGGACTTCGATAGCGAACTCGGCATCCCGAATGTCGTTAACCGACTGGTCGGGGTAGAACATCCACGGGTCTACGCGGTAAACCTCGGGGCGAGGGACTGCCTCAAAGCGGGGAATAGCGACCGGACCACTGGGACCGCTCACCATATCGTACATCCGCTTCTTTTGGATGGCGGGGACCGGGCCTTTGAGGATACCCGTACCGTAGATCACCCGATCCTTGATTGCATCTCGGCATCGGTCGCCATACTTGGTGGCGGTAAGCTGGTCCTCGATCTCTTTTTCGAGGAGTTCTGCTGCGGAGGCAGCCATTCCGGGGTCAACGTCGGGACGAGCACTCGGAACGATGTCCCAGTTCTTGTCTCCACCCGCAAACTGCTGGGACCAAAGCTGGGCAATAGCGGTTGTGCACTTGATCTTGACCAGATTGTGGTCAGGTCGTACCTTTCCACCTTCGTTACCCGCAATGTTGGGGTTCTTGTTGCGAGCACCCCTCTCTGCGGCTAGGTTTCCGAGGAAGAGGTTGATGGACTTGCGCCATTGCTCCTCTTTTTGGTTACGATCTGAGGAGGCTTTGGTCCACCGATCCTCGATTTCCCGCGCTAGGTTGCTGAGAGACTGTTCCCGAAGCTGGTTTTGACGCTCGGCCTCCTCTTGGAGGGCTTGCATCTGTTCCGGGGAGAGTTCAATCTCAGCGACTAGCACGGCGTCAGCAGTCATAGGACCTGCTTCCATAGTTTGTAGACCCTCCGTGGTAGTTATTGGTTGGGATTGGCTGTGAGCGGGCGTGCTTTAGGGCCATTACTGCGTACCGGAGTGCGTCAAGAAGGTGGTCGTTTTCCTTTACTACTCGACGCTTTTGATCTCGGCGGTACACAACGTACTCTTTTGCCAGCTCAGACAGGCTTCGGAAGAACTTGAGTCGTCCCGTAGCCAGCATCTCTTGGATTTGGTAGATGCCTGCCTCAACAGCATTGTCTGCGGGGAAGAGTTTTACCCCTAGCTCTCGGTACAGATTGAACAACTGTT